TTTCTAGGTTGTGGTTTTTGGTTCGGAACCCAAACGAAACCAAAAAAAAAAAACCCGCCTCTCAAAGTATTGAGAGGCGGTTTTTGTCGTCTTATCGGTTTCTTTACAACAAATATTTACACATCAAAATCGCTTACTTTTGACACTTTCTGTATATATTTGTCTGCAATTGTTGTTCTAATGTTGTTCAGCTATGGCGACCTTCCGAACCTGTATCTTTGCCCACCAGCGACGCGCAGACGGTACTTACAATATCAAGCTGCGCATAACCCACCACCGAAAAAGCCGCTGGATAAGCACGACGCTCTATGCACTGCCCGATGATCTGACGCGGGGATTGAAAATCAAGGATGAAAAACTCAGCCGCAAATGCCGCGAACTGGTCGAAGATTGCATCGACCTCTGCAACGACATGGGATACGCCGTCGAGGAAATGGAGATCGACGAACTCGTCGCACGCATCAAATCAGGATTGAAAGGCGGAGAGCGATTCCGGCTCGATTTCATAGCGTATATGAGGCAGGAAGCGGCGCGGATGAATTCCGGTACGGCATCGATTTACATGACAGCCCTCAACGCGCTGAGACGATACATTGGCCGCGATACGCTCGACATCGGCGAGATCACGGCACCGTTCATCAAAGGATTCGTGCAATTCATCGAATCGGAGCCTTCGCAACGAGGCGCCAACCGAAAGCAGAAAGGTGAAACTGCAACCAAAAACAAGGGCAACAGGGCACTGTCTCTGTATATTTCGCGCATCAAAACCATCTATAACCGCGCGAAGGAAGAGTTCAACGATGAAGAACTCGGACAAATGAATATTCTGGGCAACCCTTTCAGAAACTTGCGCCTCGAAACACCCGCGCCGACGGCCAAACGAGCCATCTCCGCGGAGTCGATACAGCAGATAATCGACTTGCCGCCACTCGCCAACGAACGCGCTCGGATGGCGCGGGATTGCTTCCTCCTGTCGTTCGCACTGATGGGGATGAACAGCGCCGATCTGCTGACCTGCCCGCCGGCCAGGAAGGACGAAATCGTGTATTTCCGGCAAAAAACCGCATCCCGCCGCACGGACCGTGCAGAAATGCACGTTCGGATAGAGCCGTGCGTCAGCCCTTTGATCGCTCGCTATTCGGATAAGACGGGGAAACGGCTGCTTCACTTCTACCTCCGCTACAAAGATCGCGTGTCATTCAACAAAGCGATCAACAAAGGCCTGAAAGATGTCGGCGAGGCGATAGGCGTCGATGGCCTGACGTTCTACGCTGCGCGGCACTCCTGGGCAACCATAGCGCGGACTCCCCGAGAGGAGGGCGGAGCCGGACTGGACAAATACGTGATTCATGAAGCGTTGAATCACGTTGACACATCCATGAAAGTCACCGATATTTACCTCGTGAAAAACTGGCGTGTCATTTTCGACGCCAACAAAGCCGTAATGAATCTTTTCGATTGGAGCGGAATCGGGAAATAATTCCGGCAACGAGTTATCGGAACACGGCCCATCCTATTTTCGTGCCGACATATTGTTTTTCCCGGATCGGATCATACCCTACTATGACCTCACCGCTCCATCGGCCTCTCGTATAGCGTCCGTAGATGCCCGCCCACTGGTTGTATGGATCGATTCCGAGGGCGAGCCCCATTTCCCAGCGCGGCGGCCGCACCTCAGTATGCAGTTTTGTAACCGTAATCTCACGGAAAACCGGCTTTACTACGGCCGAAGCCCGCAACAGCCGGTTTTCTCCTACGGTCGCATCAACAAGGAATGTTCCGGTCGAATCGGCGGAGAAATCCAGCCGGTAATCCCGTTCGAGCAGATAGTCGGCGATGATTGCGGCTGTATCTACACTCATGTATTTCCACACCGTATCGGCCGGTTCGCGCACCGCGACCGGATAAGATTCCCGAATGGTGTCGTACACGGGAACCGGCCACGGCACCCATCGGGTAACGGTGCTGTCGCGCATTTCGACGGAAGCCGCCCCGCGGCGGTAGCCCCAGCCGAAAAACAGTGAACCGACGATGAGCACGGCCAACAAGTATGCGAGCAGTCGTCTCACAGATGCAACACCTGCCTTCGGTTCTTCCCGTCGGCACGGTATGAAATATGGATCCAGCGGCCCCGATTCTCGTCGATGAGCTGGTCGAAGGGGATCGCGCTGGCTGCGATGCGTTCGAACAGCCGCAGATTATCCGCGACGCTGCCGGTGGTGATGTCGGCCGCTTCGCCCTTCATGTGCTGACTTGCCGCAGCTCCGCCGACGGCTGCGTTGAGCGCCGGCGATCGGTAGCCGCTGTTCACGCCGATCGGCTTGCCCCAAAGTTCGCGCACGGGATCGAGGCATTCGTCCATCAGCGCATTGAGCCGGCGAATGACGTCGTGCGACGGCGCGTTGTCGATGCTGCGCGCTGCGGCCGTATCGGAACGCAGCAATTCGGAAAGGGTGAAATACGTTGCCATACCTATCCTTTCATTCGGTCATACCACATCTTTGCCTGCCAGCCTGCGGCGGCTCCTGCGGCCGCCCCGAATCCTGCGCAGAGCGTCGCCGTGGTGCGGATGCCGCTCGGCAGGAGATTGAACAGAACGACCAGCGCAATGACGGCGGCCGACACGCAGAGCGCGATTTTGACTTGCTTTTTCATGGTTTTTACAGTACTAAGGTTAAAACAATATATGTTATCGATACTCGGGCAGCAGGTATTGGATGTTCATGGCCGCCGTGTGCATGATCTCCCGCGCATTCTCCTCCGATACGGACAGCGGGCGGGTGAACTCGCAGAAGATGCTGCCTATCCAGTCGTGGCGGTTGTCGTTGAGCCGTTTGATGATGGCCGCCCGACATCCGTAACTCGAAAGGATGGACTTCGCATATTTGTCGTTCACCTGCTCGTCGATGTCCGTGATGTAGAGGAAGAGGTTCTTCACCAGATCGCTGCTGAACTTCGGCACCTCCGAAATCGGAAGGCCCTGCATGTGCGGTTTCATCGGTTCCACCCCTTTGCGCTTGACCTCGTAATAGACGGACAGCAGGCTTTCGTTGCCGAGCGGATGCGGCTGTACGATATAGACCCGATCGGCATCCAGCTCGTGCAGAACGCTCCACAACTCACCGTATACGATAGACGAATTGTCGGCCCGACGGATACTTTTCGTCTCTTCGTCCTTTTTGAACTTCTCGATTTTCAGGTCGGTCAGCTTGTTTTTGCTGTACTGGTTATAGGCGAACCACGCAGCGATAATAGTTCCGAGGGCACTGATGATTGCGGGGAGGTATTCCATAGCGATTTCAAAGGTTAGGCGTCGTGTACATGCAGTGATTCCACCTCTTCGCGCTGCGCCACCCGCTCGGCTTCGAGCTCGGCGAGGGTCAGTTCGTTACGGTTGTACTCCTCTTCTATCTGCCGGCGTTCGTCGTCTGTCAGCGACAGAATTTCCGAATCGGGCGGAAACAGAATGCCGGAATCCGTGTAGTTCCATTTTTCCAATCCCCGTTCATCGGTAATCTTTCCCCCGTACAGGTTGCACAGGACGCTGCCGTCCTCCACGATTTGCATCGCTTCCGCCTCGCTATAAGGCGGGAAATCGATCTTCTTTCTCATGCCCCTAAATATTTACATATTACTCTTACTCGCATACCTCCGGACGTTGTATTTCCTGTCGCCATAACTTTAAGATATTGGACAGTAGGGTCTATCGTAATACCTGTCCCATTATATACGGATTTGTTACCGGCGGCAGAGACTGAATACACGGCTCGTGCGTTATAGACCGTCGCGCCGTATATGAACGCCCGTTCATCCGTCCAGTTTTGCACGATGACATTTGTCAATGCAGACGCATTGTAATTATAAACGGCCACGGCCAGAGCCACATATCCTCTCGGTACGTCGATCCGTTTATTGGCTGTTCCTTCGGCAATATCGGTAAAGAATATACCGCTGTCTATGACTATTTCGCCTTGATTCGGGACACTTTGATACGACAGTTCTGCCGTGCCGCCCGTTGCGGTCGGAACATACGGCAGATCGAGGCCCGCGCCCGACGTGTCGCGCCACTTGTCTGCCAACAAACCGGCGGCGATGTATTCGGCGACAAGTCCAGTGCGCATCTCACCCGACAGAGGCAGCATATACCGTTCGGGCTCGCCGCCGTTCCACAGCGTAGCGACCTCCGAGGCCGTAAGGGCGTAATTGAAGATGCGATGAAAACGGACAATTCCTTTGAAAATGTAAGCCGAGGTAAGCCGGCCGACGATATACACATTCGCATTTTGATAATTGGGAAAAACAGATGTCTGATTTGTCAGGACTCCATTTACATATACTTTCCCCGTTGTATTCGCAACATCCACCGAAAGTAGCACATGGTATGATGTTTCAGGAGACACCCGACCCGCATTCATTAACTGTGACCCTATGTACGCATACATCGATCCATTAGAGACGAACAGTTGAACGTTGCTTTGGGAGCCCCTTGCAGTCGTAAATAGCCTTTGATCCGTAGTTACGTCATCTCCTGTCGTGAAACATATTTCATGTGTCCGATCCCCTTCGAACAACAATGCCGGAGCGTCTGACGAAAAATATCCATCCGAGGTATTTACTCCCGTCTGACGCCCCTGCAAAGGGGCTATCTGCGACGATTTGATATATCCCGTCGCGGAGTCGAGGTCGGCTTTGCCGGCGAGTGCATCGGGAATATCCGATACGGACACAGAGGTACGCATCGCCGAAAAGGTGCCTCCTGACTCTGTAATGGTCAATGCAATGTATTTCCCCGAAGATATATATTCGATTTCGAGTGTTATTTTCAGTGGCAGACCAACACTCCTATTTACATCTACTATCACAGGAATAGATGCATTCCTGTTCGCCGCAGCGGGATCGGTCGACACAACGACGATACAGTTTCGCCTGAGCAACTTCGAGCATAACTTTCTGAATGCATCTACACCCCCGACGGCCGCACTGATCTCTTCGCTCGTACTGTCGCTATCGATGCCGAGATAACCGGAGGGAAGGGCCGTGTTGTTGAGCAGATCGGCCCACTCCATCGATGATGCCGTATACGGCAGTCTCAATAAGGTAAATGTTTCCGATGTCAACGTAAGACTGGACGGGAGCACGTATGTCTGCGATGCATAATATCCGATGACGGCCTTCGTATCGGCATGCACTCCATATCCTGACGGTACGAGGTATTGTCCTCCGTTATCGGGAATCCTGACAACAGGTACCGTGTGAATCGGATCCGCAACGATCCGATCGTATGCTGCCGCGATTTCAGAGGCAGACATATCGGGCAGATAGCTGTCGTCTATGGGGCCGGCTTTGGTCAACAACACCACAGGGGTTGTGTTCCCCAGAAACTCGGCGATCTGGTCGAGCGTGGCGAAGGTGGACATGCTATCCCCGTCCTGAATCTCCAACGCAACCGCACCGTTCAGGGTCTGAGCTTGCTGTAAGTCTTTGATCTTATAATTTGCCATAGTGTCATTCGGTTTTGGGTAGATCGCCCAGACGCAGGAAATCGTGTACGTTGGACGGATGTTGTCTGAGATGATGCCGAGCCGCTGCGGCCGTCAGATTCAAGTGTGTGTAGAGTTTTCCGCGATAGCGGATCACGACGCCGGATTTGAGCATGTAACCGCCGTTTGCGCCTTTCTGCTCCTTCCGCAAATAGGAGGCGATCATCGCGGCCGCATCACGGAACCGGTTGGGACACCGGCCGCTGAAATCGGAAAGCATCGGACGCCCGAACACTTCCCGATAATCCGATTCGATCCGCTTCTTCTCTTCCATGCACAGAGAGGTGCCCGATGCGCACCTCTCCATGTACCAGTCCAACGGTTGCATACCCCCTACTCGGCCGGAGTACACAATGCTTCCAGCGCGGCGCGAGAAGCGTCGATACCGCCGGCGTCGAAGAAGATCTGCGGCGTCGGTGCGTTCTGCTCGATCAGGTCGCCGCCCCAACCTCCGTTGTAGCCGTCGCCGTACTTGTCGAGCGTCGCGTTCTGCATCGATGCGCCCTGTTCGTAGCCGATCACACAGAACGCCTGGCTGCCGTCCGCACCCTTCGCCTTGTTCTCGTAGACAGCGACCCAGTCCTCGTTCTTGAACGCCTCGATGTTCTGCGAGTTCGCGGGGCTGTCGGCCAGCATACGCAGCGGCAGCGTCTTGTTGATGGCGATGCCGATTTCGGCGTTCTGATCCTCGTAGATCAGCCCGTTGTAGGGCGTTTTGGAGGGAATCGAGAACCGATAGGCCCTCTTGCCGGATTTGAGTGCGATCTTGGTGATCTTCGGTTTGGTGTAGGTCGTCGCCGATTCGTCCAGATCGGACTTCTTGATAAGATAGGCAATCTTCTCGACGCCCACCCCATAGACCGTGTTGCAATCTTGCAGGATATCGCCTGCCAGATCATTGATACATTCTGCCATTGTTTTTTTAATTTATTATAAAAGGGTTAATTCGTGTTTGAAGCAAATATAGGATACGCAGGAAGGGTTCCTCCGAACTTTTCGCTGTTTTTTACCTTTTGCGTCCGGCGTAGCGCGCCGTCTCATCCTGCACCTTGACCCGCCGCTGACCGTTGTTTATATCCCTGACCGTCACGACAGGGTTCGGAAGCCGGCGCATCACGCGCTCGAACATCTGTTCCATCTGACGCATCCCCGAACTCTTCTCCGGAAGATGCCGCGTCGGAATGGCGTTGCCGCCGCTCGACACGTTCATCATCGAGAGCACCGGCCCCCAATCCACGACTGCACGGGCCGTCATCACGGCCTCGCCGTTGGACAGCCGCGCAGCGATGCTGTCGCTCGTACCCGTGCCGGGGCCGGTCACAAGACCGCCGCGGGCATAGTGGTATTTCGCGCCCTCCTCGGCCGCAGTACTATTCAACGATTTCATCTGAGATATAACGCTCGTAATGGTCGCAATAGCAGTAATGGAAGCTGCGATGCCCTCCCAAATATTGCCAGTGGAGAACGCCTTACTCAACGCTGCACCCATTGACGCGATAGCTTGGGCCATACCTAACACTGCAACAACCGGCGCACCTGCACCGGCCTCTTCCGCCAAACCGGCCAGTGCTCCCGCGAGATCGCTGGCTGTTTGGAAACTCATTTGCATGCTCTGCGCCTCTCTTTGGGCGCCTTTATTCATTTCGTCATGCAGGCGAATAAGCATTTCAAGCCGGCGGTTGTCTATTTCGATAGCCGAATCCCCCATTGCTCGGTACGCTGCGGCATACGAATCGAATTCGGCCAACTGTTCCCGAAGAATGGCAACGGTTTCATTCTGCGCGGCCTCATCTCCGCCTGTGGCCTGCGCATTCAGAATCCGATTCCGGTATTCGGACTGTTTCTGATTATATTGGGATATGAACTCGGCCGATACCTCCTTGTCCATCTGCGACAGAATTTTTTCGAAATCACCCATCACGTCAATACCCATCTTACGAATGATTTCCCGTTGCTCGTCAACCCATTTTTGAAGTTCCTGTTTGCTGCGGGCATAATACCCCTCCATCATTCGTTCTGCTTTTTTTACGCCGGATTCATCGGCATACGGGTCGTCGTTCGCCGATTTTGAACTTTTCTCAGATTCTTTTATTCCCGCTCTGTCGAGGATTGATTTTGCATCTGCATTTCGTGCGACAGTCAATTGCGTGAATGCCGATGCTTCCGCTTCGAGGGCTTCGGCCCCTGCTAATATTTCCTTCTGCTCGTCTTCGGTATATGCTATATAACGATATTCAAGAGTTATATTTCCATAATCATCTATCCCTTTATAGACTGTTTGTTTACCTTTTTTTATTTTTTCTTCTGCTTCTTGTCGGGCAATCAACGCATCTTTGTACTTTTGAGTTGCCAGTTCGTTCGCAGCATTAGCTTGCGCGCGCAGATTCATTGCTTCGATAAACGCATCCGTATTCTGAATAAACAGATTATCGGCGTCCGCAACCGTTGTTATAGCTACTCCCAACTTATCGAACGCCTCTCGGTTGTTTTTAACGAACTCTGTTTTTGCTTTGAGATCATCTCCCAATTGATTCCATTGCAGCTGCAAGGCCCTGAGTTGGGCAACCTGATCGCCATAACTGCCGGAAGATTCTGCCATTTGCTTATTCACCTCTGCCTGGGCTTCCGCCATTGTCATGGCGGCCTCTCGCCCCTTGAACAGATTCCCGATCCAGCTGACAATATCCTTCCCATATACCGTGAGCAAGGTAATGCCGACGGATATAAGGCTGTTCCAGCTGAACACAGCATCTCCCAACTGTTTGAGGATCGGTACTCCCTGCTTGCCCTCCTTCATGGCCAATTTATTGGCCGCTCGAAGTTTGTTGATCTCGTCGACAAGCATCGGGATATTGTTCGAGATGGCGAGGAAAAACATATTCGCTCCCATTGTGGCCGACGGCAATTCGCGGACGATCTGCGACACCGATACATTCAGTCCGTTGAATGCCGACTGGTAATTACCCACATTCGAACGGAAATTCCCCAGCCGCTGTTCGGCCGCACTGACTTGCGCCTGCATCTTGGATATTCGCTCCGCTATCCCATTGCCTACGGAACCCTCTCGATCGGCGGCCGACAGTGCATTATACTGTGCCGTAAGATCGCGAATGGATTTACGCAGCCCATTTACCGAACCTTCGAGATTCTTCTCCTCTTTGATATTGTCCTGAATCTCGTGCGAGTATAATCGCATCGCCGATTGAAGCGCCTTTACCTCTTCCCTGTTCGCAACCAACTCTTGCGTTGTTTGGGCTACCTGTTCATTATAGGCCTCCTCGTCGATCGTTCCGGCTTTGCGTGCGGCTTTAAGTCCCTTCAAACCGGACTTCAATTCGGAGATACGGTCGTTGAGCGTATCGATACGTTTAGCCGATTCGGACATTCCCTTGATCAAATCCGAGTATTTTACGCGGATATTGATAATTTTATCAATGTTTTCCATTTTGATAAGTTGTTTTATTTTTCATATCTTTGTTCTTAACCAAATCTCAATCATCATGACAGGCATCTATGCAATCATCGGAATCGTAATGCTGGTATTCGGCATTCTGCAAATCGTTCTTTTCTTCAAACTCTGGGGAATGACGAACGATGTAGGTCAAATCAAGGGTTTACTATCTAATCTTTCAACTCAAAAAGCTACCGCTGCAATGAGTTCTCATGATTTAGAGCAAACATCGTCCGAACAAAAAACCGAACAAAAAGTTGTCGGGGAATGGCCCGTGGGAACTCTTGTTGTTCATACGGCTACGTGGCAACAGATGCGCATCAAGGAAATCACGCCCGACCATAAATATGTGTGCACACAAGGTAATCTTGTTAGGGGGACATATGCAAAGGGATGTTTGATGTCATATGAAGACTACGTTACTACCATTTTAAGTGAAAACAACTCCAGCGGCTCCATAGTAGGCATTTTGATTGCTCTTATCGGTATTTTAATCATCGCTATTCTATTTTTTACAGCTTGATCAATTTGCACTCGCATATACCGTCCTCACCGGTCGTGACGGAGTAGATGGCGAAATAGCATCCGTATACATCGAGGTAAACCCGCCGCGTATAGTCGAGATTGCAGATGTCGGCCACGGTCAGTTTGACGTAGACCGTAATCATGCGGAACCTTTTCAAGATCCGCTGGTAGTCTGCATACCGTTTCGCCACGATACCCTCCGATCCGCCGAAATACATCGTGCGGGGGAACAGGCCGTGCCTGTAACGACCTACCGTACCGTTTCCGTCTTCAATCGTCGTATTCACATCGGCAAGAATACGGGCAGAAGGAGCAGAGTAATTTACCTCCTTTGCTCCGTTGACTGTCTGTTCCTCATAGCAAGGCACAAAAGCGAATGGCCTATCAGGGCGATCCGGATTCCAACCTGTTCTATTGGTCGAAGCCGAGAAATCCAACGATACCAATTCGTTCTCCCGCTCGATGTTCTCGTTGTCGATGGAGATGATGCCCTGCGTGTTCAACATCTCGGCGTCCTCGTCGTTGTCGTAGTCGAGCGTGTTGGTCTGGGCATAATCCCCCATCGTGAACTCCGTCCCCTCCGGCCGCCAGATTTCGCCCCGATCGTTCAGAATCACTTTGCGGCTCCAATCCTGAATCGTTGCGTCGAGATGACTGTCGACGATTCGTCTGTCGGTTTGTGTGTTCGGTGTCCGGTTGTCTCCCGAATCGACGATGCGGTAGTCGTAGTCGATCGTGTCCGTCGAATTATAGAACTGATCGGGCGACATCATGTGGATCGTATTATTATCCGAACTGTCCGGATAGGCGAAAAGTCCGGCCATTGTCATCAATGCCGACAGGAACTCCGCGTGCGTCATATCCGGCAGATTCTCGGCAATCGGAAACGGAGAGGGGAATTGGATGTCGTCGAAATGGGGCGTGATAATAAATTTCGCTGCAACTGTAAACTCATCACTTGTCGTTGCGTCAATTGTGACGGCGTTACTTAGAATCCATCGAACTGTATCGTAGTCTTCGACATTTACCTCGACATTATTAAATAGATCGGGTTTCACGCCGAAACGAATCCCGGACCCCGTGTCGATACCTTCCACCGATAGTAACACTTCCGATGTCCCATTTCCCGAGTCTCCTCTAAGTTTTAACGTCGGCGATGCCGACGCTGCCCGCATACCGGGGAAAAAGACGGCGGATGAATAGCTAATGATGGATACATCAATAGTCTTGGTGGACGAGACATCGATCGCATAATTCTGGTCTGTCAAAATGGACCGCTTGTCGGATACTATTTCTCTAAATTTTAACGCGGTATTACTGGAACCGGAATTACCATAATGCGCGGAACTTGCCTCGAACCGATCCGAATACCAACTGTCCGGCCCCGAGTTTTTCGACACGAGCGGAACAATCATCGGATGTTTGTCGCTGGTTTGGCTCAAACGGGTTATATTCTCTATCGTGATACCGTGATATTTCTGTATGGCATCCAAGATCGCGGATACTTGTACGGACGGATGCGAATAATTGATATTACGTCCTGCCCCGAAATCAATCTGGATAAATCCTGCCAATGTCGTTTCATCTGGATCTACATATTTTGTATTCTCATTCCACTCGACATAATCCGCTCCTGCCACCTCGATGATCTGCTCGCGCAGATCGCGCAGCGAAGCGTCGAACAACGGCTGGAAGTTGTCGATGTTGCCCCACACGAGTGTGATGTTGATCGTGTCGGTTACGTCCGTAACCATCGCATACCCCCGCGTGAAGATCGGGAATCCGCCGAGGTAGTACGCTGCCGAATGCTTCCTGTATACCGCCGAATCGTCCAAGATGTCGATGCGGTCGATCAGACCGAAGGCCTTGCGGTTGCGGGGTGTCAGTGGCAGATTGATCTCCGCGCTGCGGTTGCTCTGGATCACGTCGAGATCGTTGAAGACCGGCGACTGGAAGATCAGCGACGGAGTATCTTCCAGATCGCACAACTGACCGTTTATGTAGAGTTCCTTCGTCATAGCGTCAAGTGCTTTATCGAAAGTTCTACCACGCAGTCCTGCATGCAGGCATTCGTCCGCGAGATGTCGCCGTCTTCGACATAGGCGTCGATCCACACCTTCCGCCGGGCGTCGTACAGCTGCACCTCCCGTCCGGAGAGAATCGATGCGCACAGGTCGAACAGTTCACGGTCGACCAGTCCGCTATGGAGCGTATGGGTCGTGGTCGCCGTGATCGTGCGGTGGCGTTCGGGTGTCAGTTTCTCGGAGAGCGTTTCGAAGGTCTCGTCTTCGGATACGTCGTCGACGCGCTCGGTCGGATGCCAGAGAAAGTAACGCATCAATCCCGTTGCATCGCGCCAGCGCACGAACGATCCGCTGTCGCAAGGATTCACCACGACCGTCAGACGCGCGCTCTTCACGGCGCCGGTCGTGCCGCCCGTCGAGACGATCAACTGCCGCTCGCCGCCTCCGAATTCGCGGAAGAAGGTCATCGGAAGGGAGAACACGGGATCGACACGCGAATAGACCTCCCGCCGGCCGCTGTCGGCATCGGTGAAAGCGAAGTCCTGCATGGCGCCCGTATAGGAGTTGACGAGAATCTGCTCGCTGTAATCGAACGCCGGAAAGACCACGATCTTCGACGGCTGGGGCCAGCTGATCGGGGTATCGGCCTGCGCATTGTTCGTCATCGCGCGCGCCGACGCCCCTTTGAGCAGATAGAGCGGCGACGAGGCGATCGCCTGCCCGTCTACTTCGAGACTGATCGTCGTTTGCGCATTCCCGTCCTGTGCGATGATTTCGAACAGATCGTCCATCGGGAATACGGCCGAACCGTTGATGATCGAACGCACCAACGTATAGCCGCCGACTTTGACAACGGCCGCATCGTATGTCGGCGCTTCGCTGACTCCGACCGTATTGTAGTTTCTCGCCAGCGAAATGGCGGGTGTTAATCTATATTTAGGCATAATCACTGATTGTTTCATTCAACATCGTAAACACGCTGCGGCCGAGCTGCTCGGAGAGTTGCCGGTCGATGTCGTCCACGGCCGGCTGCAACAGGTCGAACAGAATCTCCGTACCGCCGCCCTCGCGGTAGAGCACCGTGCCCTTGCTCCATACGTTCGCCGCCACGGCGTAGGCGTCGATCTCCTCGATGCCGTAGAGCCCCTCTTTGGCCTGCGCCCATCGTTCGATCGCAAGGAGAAAGGCATCGAAGGAGGCGTATTGCGCCTGTACATCGCCCGCAGAACGTCCCTCGTCGACGCCGGCGATCCCCTGCCGGCCGACGAACGCCACTTCGAAACCGTCGGCGTTCTGTTCGACCTGCGTTTGGAGCGATGCCGCCGTCGCGCCCGTGGCCCACTCCGGCACGCCGAGGCTGTTGACCCGCTTTCCGCTGCTGCCCGTCTTCGTTTGCAGATTCGCCACGACCTGCGTGCGCAGCGTATCGAACCGCGCTTCGCACACCTCGATGAATCGCTGCGGATCGAAATAGCGCAGTATCTTGTCGATCCTATCCATTGTTGCAGGTCGAATAGGTCATCGTCGCCTCGCATTCGACTCCGCAGACCAGCTGATCGAATCGGGCGGCGAACGGGGTGATCTTCGTGACCTGCACCTCGACTCCCCGATCCCGCAATGCCTCGAAAAACTCCGCCGAGCGGTCGATCATCTCCTCGACGATCGGCATGACCTGCGTCGCGGTATCGGGTTCCGCTTCGCCGAGGTCGCCGCAGAAGAGGAACTTCGAGGCGCGCTTGTAGACGCCATCGAGATCCGTCGGCGTGATCGTCTCGAAGAATTGCCGCACGACGACCGGATACTCCGTGATCGTCCCCAGGATGTAGTTCGTCTCTTTAAGGCGGGCATAGATATACGAACCGAAGCCGCACGCCCTGGCGGCCTTGTCGATATGGTCGTTCAGCGAGTTTATCTTCACTCCCACGATACGGCGGGCCGGCGGCGTCTGCCCGACGACCCTGTACTCGTATTCCTTGTTGTCGGTCATCTTCTTTTGATTTTAGAGGTTTGTATCCTGCTGAGATTGCGCTGCTCGATCACGTCGTTCGTCGTCGACTCGAAGGCTTCGTAGACGACGCTCCACTCCATGCCGTAGACCGACGCGGGCGATACGGCGCCGTTCATGATCTGCACGTACTTGCGCACCACGGCGGCGATGCCTCGGTCGGGGCGGTCGATCTGCGCCTGCCGCTCCTCGTCGGTCGGTTCGATTTTCAGATCGGCGAATCTCTTCGAGATGGCCGCGAGCGTGTCCATGCAGTGCAGAAAGTAGCGGTACGCACGGATGAACCGCAAATCCGCGACCTTCTCTTTCGGGATGCCGAGCATTTGCGACAACACGTTGACGAAGTAATCGGTGGAGCGATTCGTCTCGTTCAGCACCGCCAGATCGCGCATCGTCATGTGTTTCGGATCGCGGGCCGCAATACGCCTGTCCGGCAGCCACCGCCGATGCAGTACGCAGCATTCCGGTTCCGCCCGTCTCCTGATCTCTTCTGCAAACCGACGGCTTTCGAGGTTGAACAATGCCGCCCTGCCGATGATGATGTCCCGAACGGTGTCGGTCGATTTGACGATCATAATCCGAATAAGTTTGCGGGTTCGAAAATTGCCGAACAATAGTCCGGCACGGCCCCCAGTTCGACGAGCTTCGGCCGCAGGACGCAGCATTGGCGCACCATATCGTTCCAAACCTCTACGGCACGGATGCGCGGACTCGCTTCGTTAGAATACTCCCCTCGCTGCACCTTCTCGCCGGCCGGTGTGCCGACCGTAGTATGCGTGCGCAGCCAGTAGAAATAGACATAGTTCGCAATGGGCGAGGTCTTGACCGCTTCGTCTCTGAGCAGCGCAACGATCTGCGGATTCTCCTCCGCCGTCTCTGCCAGTGCCTCACCCAACAGATTGCGGAGGAATCTCGGCTCGTAAATGGCGATGTAGGAGTTCGCCGAATCGATGAGTGCCTGAGCGAGCGCCGTCGGCTTGTCGTCCTTCCGATTGGCGATGCCGGAGATGTAGATCGGATCCTTCTCGAAATAGGTATTGTCGATAATCATGGAAAATGTATTTAGCGGGCGCAGGGGCGATCAAACCCCTGCGTCCTGAAATTACTTCACCGTTTCTCGGTGGCGCGGCCCAACTTGATGAGCGTCTTGGCATGTACGGGATGCACCTCATAGGCTTTGCCCTTCTCCAACGTATTGCCGGGGCCGCCGGTTCCGTAGACCGTCACGCGATCGTTGAAGTCCACATTGGTCTTTTCTTCTTTCGTTGCCATATTCTTTTTCGTTTAACTTGTTTGACTTAGGCTGCCTTCTCCGAAGGCTCGGCAGCCGGTTTCTGCAAGGCGGCGATAACGGTCGCGAACGCGCCTTTGACGAACGCCCCCTGATCGACCGATGCGAAGTACGAGTGCAGACGCTCCTCGCAGATGACCGTGAAGAGATTCTTCTGGAAGTCGTCGTCGACCCACCCGAATTCGACGCGAATGCCTTTGTACGGGCGAACGTTCCATTTGCTCGTATCGGCAACGAGGAAATCGCCGGCCTTGACATAGGTAGATTCCACGATCTCCACCCCGCGGATGAGCCGGAACAGCTCGTCCGAGATGTAGTGACCCGTCGAATCCTTCGTCAGGTCGATGGAGGCCCGATCCGAAGGGTTGAGCATCACCACGTCGGGATAGAAGTTCAGGTTCCGCATCTGGAGGATCGCTGCGCGGATCGCATCGGCCTTGTTCGCCATTTCGACCGTCCCGTCGAGCGCGGTGGCCGTATAGGTAGCAGCAGCCGTGAAGATGCCTTTGAGATTCACGCCCGTGCCGTCACCGGTGAGCAGCTGTTTCGTGCGTTCCTGAACGAGCGACGTGCGCAGCATGTTGTCGATCTCCGACTGCATATAGTCGAAATCGTCGCGCATCTCGTAAGAGATTTTGGCCGATACGGCCACTTTCTTCGCCGTCGACGTCTCAGGGACATACGACCAGTCCATAACGGGCTTCAAGGCCCCCTCGGCGATGAATGCAGGAGCGCCGTTGCCGGGCTTGCGATCCACCCATGTGATATTGGGCGAGTTGGTCGAGCCCTTGAACAACCGTTCTACGACGCGCGTGTCTTCGCTCGGCGCGTAATGGATAGTGCGGTCTACTTCGGTGTTGAGCGCTGCAACCGCCGCGGTATTGGCCGCCACGGTGATCGTCGTAGCAGCCGCTTTGATCTCCAGTTCGAGCGCCGTATTGCGTTTCTCCGCGAAAGCGCGTTTCGCCTCGTCGCTCGAAAGGAACGCCTTGATCTGCTCGCGGATCGTGCGGCCCTTGCCGGCGCTGCCGCTCATCGAACGGCGAATCTCGCTCCCCTGCTCCTTGAGAGCCTTCTCGATCTCCGCGATCTTCTCGGCCGACACGCCCAGTTTCCCGAGCGACGATTTTACCGACTCGACGATCTCTTCCTCCGATTTGATCCCCTCGGCCAGCATTTCGAACTGGTCGTTGATGTGCTTGCCGAGCAATTCCATGCCCTTGCGATCCACATCCGAGAACTCCCCGCTGTCGGGCAGTTCGAATTTCTTGAATTTGAATGCCATGTTTTTCAGTTTTTGATTTGACCTAATTTTTCGAATACCGAACTGCGTGAAGTGAGTGGCGCGGGGGCCGGCTCGGCTTTGAACATCGACAGTATTCTGCTGTATACTTTTTCGTATTCATCGGGCGCGGTCTCCCGTAATGCCTTGACATATCGTTCCATGTCGTCCAAGGCTTTCATGTCGCCGATATACTCCGTGTGCTCGTTGGCGCCGAAGGTGACGACCGAAATCTCGTGCAGAATAATCTCCTTCACGATCAGGCAGTCGAGATCGGGATCGTAATCGCATTTGTCCCATACATACCGATAGCCGATCGAGAACTGGTTGAGCACCCCTTCGTGCATCTGCACCCATGCGCGGCGAGCGTCCGGCACGGCATCGAAATCCGAGAGCTGCACCGTGGCGTATCCGCCGTCGTCCTTCTCCTCGATCGACAGGATACGGCCGATCGGGTTCTTCGTCTCGTGCTGCCACAGGAATTGTATCTTCCGGTTCGTCGCAGACGCCGGCCCGCGCTCCTGAATACTCTTGCTGATGCAACCCTTCATCAGCATGTCGCCGTCCGAATCGACCGTTCCGAACGAACAGAACTTCACGAGAATGATGTGTTTCTCCTCGTCCACGACATCGGCCTTCAATATCGGCGCTTGCTTGAAAGCCCCGCCGCGGCTCATGACTTTTTTATACAGTAGTTTGTCCATTATTCCAGAATGTTTGCAATGATGTTTTTCCCCTGTTGCTCGGTAATGAGACCGGAGGCGATCGCGTTGCTGGCAGCCGTCACGGCCGCCGTCAGCGAGTCGGCATACAGCCGCTTCGCTTCCTGGAAGATCGACAGGTGATCGAAATAGGGAACGATGCGGAATCCATCGAACCCGTGCGCCGCGTTCAATACCTCCGATATTCGCTCTGCATCCGGTTTGATCGCATCGTTGTACAATTTGACCTCGGCCGCCGTAAGATTCGCATAGGTCGTACCTTCGGTGTCGATCAGTACATACGGCACTTGATAGGCATCGGCGATCTCCTTCTTGGCATTGCGCTGCACCTCCGTGAGATTCATGTCCTTCATGTTGGCCGAAATCTGCACGAAAGCAGCCTTCAATCCGGTCACGATGTACTTATATTGGCCCTTCATCACGCCGTATCGCCGCAGGGCCGCTTGTGCCTGCTCCCGATCCTCCTTGTTCTCCGGCAACACGGATGTCCGGAAATCCTCGCTATTCAACGAGATGATACCCAATGCCCCTCTGTTGATGATGAGTTCGTTCTGCGCCTCGAATGACGACACGAAAGGATTGACGGCGTTCTGCAAGGCTGACAGACGCGACTGCGATGCTCCGAAGATATTCGGATTATAGGCCGAATCCCGCACGACGAACATTTGATCCCGATCGACACGAATTTGATAATCGTTGATCGAAACCATATAATAATCGATCTGCGGATCGGGCCGGAAACCGGTGAATTCGGAGGTCGTCACCTCCTGAACAAGCGGATTCGGAATCACGTAGAGTTCGTAGGCCGTGGGCACACCGACCGGCTCCCAGCGAAGAATATAGGCTTTTCCGTAAATATCCTTGAAGGCTTCGATCATCGCCGTGAAATCTTCGATCGTTTGAAAGTCATTCGGATGCTTCCACCTGTTCAGTTCCTCCGTGCGACCTGCGACCTGGCGAGCGTCGTCCGACGGATCGACAGCCCACCAGCGGGCGTTGCGAATTGCCGCGGATTTCTTGGTCACGACCGAAAACAACGCGCTGCACCGAGCGTAAGCGATAGTCTGTCCGGCAACGGTGTCGCAGTCGATCGTACTACCGCTGCCCAATCCCATTGCCGAGAGAAAATCGCGCACAGAGACGAACCGCTGTTCCTCCGCTGTCGGAGTTCCGCACTCCGATTTCGTCGTCAAGTCCTGACTCTTACTTCGCCACTTCAAGCTGAATCTCATTGCACATAGCCTTTGAAGCAAATGTAAGGGCGATAAAAGAGGGTTCTCCGAACTTTTCGCTGTTTTTTCATTTTCGGCGGTTGCAGACCCAATAGAGATACTCCATTACAGCGTATCGGGCCGCATCCCACAAGTGATTGAATTTGTCGATCGGCTGGTTGATCGTAATGCCGTTCACCGAATCCCACACATAGGAATTGGCCTCGGTTTGGAAATTACGGCTGCGGACGATATGGAGGCGGAACGATTTGACCATGTGAATTCCGTCCGTTACGGAACCGGCATATTTCTTCGCCTTCACCACGCTGAGCCCGCGCAGCAGCAGGCCGTCGACCATCGATTCGGGATTTTTAGCGTATTTGTCCGCCGAGTCGGCGAATATGGGCATCCGCCCGACCACCCCCTCGATCGCATCGTAGAGCAAGGCCGGATCGGAGCAGGGTGCATAAAACTCTTCCTTCATGTATAGATCAAGCCCCCGAAGCCCCAGACGGACGAGCGCCGTAGGATCGTTCGTAAATCCGAAGTCAAGGCCGAACACGACCCTTTCCAGGTCGGACGGAAATTCATCGATCCAGTCGATATTCGGATAGACAAGACCCTCTTTCGCTGCACGGATTCCCAATCCATAGACTTTCCATCGCCACTCGTCGGCCGTGCCCGCAGCAATGTTCGCCGGTGTAGGTTCATAGGATTCGATTTCTCGTATGACCCCAGGCGGGCAGAACGGATTGTCTTTGTATGTCGTGTGCGTAAAATAGGTGTGCGGCTGCCCTTCCAGTTCGAAGGCCCAATGTTCGGTATATTTGGGATTCCAGTCGCCGATGACCATCGTCGTGCAGCGCATCGTGATATTTTTGTACTGCTGCTTCGAGATGTCGTCCAGCATCTCGTTGATGTAGATGATGTCGCAATCGTATCCTTCACGGCTATCCATTCTGTCCAATCCGCGGAAATGGATCACGGAGTTGTTGATATAGTAGTCGGGATGTTGATTCTCGCTGCGCATCGCATCGGGATCGTAGACGCCGCGCAGGGTCAGTTTCTTGCGGAAATCGGCAAGGGTGATCTCCTTGCAGGCCTGCAACGTATTTCGATATACGAAGATATTGAGCGGGGATAGTGCGAGCGTACAGATGTCGTACAGAAAATCGAAGGCATCGTAGGTCTTCCCCGAACGGCTCGACCCTTCATTAAAAATCTTCAACACCGCATCCCGTTCCCTGTACTGCATGTACCGATACATGAGGTAACGATACACTTTCCCCCGATAGGTGCGGATGTCAGGCAGACGATGCATCGGCAGGCGGTGTTTTTTCGATCGACAACGCATCCTCCGCGTCTATTTGAATGACGACGGGAGCGACGGCAGGATTTTCTATCTTTCCGGATAGTTTCACCTCCTTCGGCGCTGCGTAACCCAACATGTTCATGATGCTGTCGAGACTCTTCTGCTTGTCGTAGCACTCGATCTTCACGAACTCCTCGACAATCTCATCGCCATTCGAAGCGATCCGTTTGACCTGTTTGGTATTGATCGACTTTATACATGCCTTCTCATCGTCCGTGAGCGACTCGAACTCTTTAAGCGACATCCAGCCGTTACGAATGCGGGTCGCATCCGAAAAGGCGATCTTCTGGTGCTCGCGGATGATCTGCAAGGCCGAGATGCCCGCAGCCTCGGCAAGGTGAGTTTTCAGATATTCGATCCTCGCTGCAACCTCGCTGTTTTGTAATAGCAGATAGGCATTATTCCATACCGTGTTATCGCTCATGTTCGAACATCTGTAAGCATAGCGATATGCCTCGGACGCATTACCGCATTCGAGGTACTTATTGCAAAACTTTTCCTGTTTGATCGTGAGCTTGCCCATATATGCAAAGATCACCTATCGGGGAGACGATTCTTTCAACTTTTCGCTCTTTTTCATTGCCTGATATAGCGGTATTGTAGGTGTGCATGTAAATCATGCCACTCTTCGATCAGTCGGGGATGCCGTTCGACAAATGCCTCCCACTCGATGCGGCGCAGATAGATCCGCCCGTTGCGGACGACTGTGCCGAGTGTCCGATCCACTCGAATCGATTTCCATATCCAACGTGTCGAAATGCCGTACTCATCGGCTGCGGCCTGAATTGAGATAAAATGGTTCATTGCAAATCCCGAATTAATTACTACCTTTGTTCTTGGGTGAGGGGTGATCTTTCGGGATCGCCTCTTTTTCTATTTTTCCATCTCTATCAAATAATCCATATTTGACCAACCGCCAGCAGCTTTAACAGACGCGACGCACGTTTCCATATATCTATCTGGAATCGGATATAAAAGCTGATCTTGACGATAGCCATAACTCGACCCGCCTATAAACCGGATATTTCCCCACTCATTACGAGTCAATATGTACTCGATGAATTCCCTAACGGTATATTCTCGATCGAATATTACATCATAAGGCGCGGTCTCATCCCCGCCTATTTTATCTGTTCGTCTGTATTTTATCATTTCCTCTACCTTTCGAGTTTCACCACCTCGCCCATTCCGACGATACCCCGCCGGCGCAGGCGCTTGATAAAGTTCTTCATGTTCAATGCCTGCTCATAGTAACAGTCCTTTTCGACCTTGACACGCGATTTGCGGTCGCTCTCGATCTTCATGTTCTCAGGATTCAGCCACGAATCGGCCGAAACCTCCACTTCCGCTCTCGACGCTGTCCGCGTAACCGTATTGAATTTATAGAGGGTATGACCGGGCACCCGAACCAGTTGCCCGATCAGTTTGTATTCGTTCTGCTTTCGTTCGACGGCCTCGATCTGCGCTTTGGCTATCTTATCGTTCGTCACGCCGTCATGTGGAGTCAAGATGTCCATCGTTCTATTCGTTTTCGTAAATCGGTCGCCAGCCGATAACCACACCATCGTATCCGAGACACTCTTCTGCATTCTGGCAGAAGGAATAGCCTCCATCACACATCCACACATCATCTTGGCGGGCTCCAAGATAAATTCGCTCATGTTCGCCGTCCGAGACTTTCATCAAAACACACGAATTATTTTCCGGCAGTTCCTCATTCGGATTACGCCAGCGGGTCAATTCTTCCCGCTCGGATTGGGCACCTGCAATAAAGTCACATTCAGTTAACTTCATGTGACTGCCGTATTCTCTCGTCCCACCACGCCACACTTTTCGAGCATACTTTTTTGCCCTTTCCTTAATCGCTTTCATATCTCATCCAATTTTTGGATAAATGATCTCAAATCTTCACACAGCGCAGGGTCGCACACCCTACCGCTCCCGTCACAACCGTCCTTATATTTGCATGAGGATTTGAATGCCTCTATTGCCTTTTCACGCATCCGCTCCTCGGTTTCTTGCTCGGCAAGTCCTGCCATCCTTTCGGCATCCTGCATTGTCACATACCCGCTATACGGATAGCTGCACTCGTGATCGTACAAGTAATTTTCAGCTCTTTCACTTTTCATTATTCTACTCCTTTCAGTAATTCTGGGTTATCGTGCATATTGCCGATTGCCCACATTTGATAGGAATCGTCGAAGCAATCGGAAATAAGAAAAATATCCACGTCGCCGAAGTTCACAACGAACCCACAGTTTCGCCACTCGACCACTCCGATGCTCCCGAACTTATCGGTCAGTACATCCCCTTCGCAAATTTCTTCACCGTTCTTGTCTTTCAGACCCGTGTACTGGCCGATTGTATCGGGGTAAACTTCGTCAATGATTGCCTTTATTCCATTCTCTTCCGAATATTTTGTCATCGAAACAATGCCAGTTTTCCCATTAAAACACTCCACAAGACTACCGACAGCCCATTCCATTGTATCAGGGCGTTTGCCTCGGAATTTAATTTCTCTCATAGTCTCCAATTTTTTTTGTAATTATTTCGAGATTTTGCGAGAATCTCGCTATTTCACCAATTCGAACTCATAAGCCACGACCCACGGATTGCGTTTCCACGTTCCCCGTCCGGACACCTTGTCGATCAGCGAAGCGAAGGCTTCGCGGGGAGTGTCAAACCCATCATCGCTATTTCCAAAAAGGCCGTAAACTTCGTATTTGTCGTACTCTACATCCCCTAAGATACCCTCCTTCATGCAATCCTCCTCCGAAATATCCTGCAACCGCTCGCACTTGATTCCGGTGATGCGGATTTGATGGGGCATCAACTCGGCCTTAGTAAGCATCTTGTTCGTCCAACCAGATGGTTTATCATCATCTTCCCAAGCATACGGATTGACACAGTTGGAGTAGTCGAAAATATCTTGATATCTCTGCGCCACGGCCACGACCTCGCCGACCTTGTAGGACAGCTTTTTCTCAGCACATACATCGCCGCTACGCCCGATGATTTGGACGTATCCTGCAAAAATTCGTACCTGTACGTCGGAGGTGGACTTGATATTAATCAGCATCATCGCCATGGTCTTTCGACCCTCGATGACCGCCTGCGTCAAGCCGTAGCGGTCGTTGAACATAATCTTTTTCATATTACTCTCCCAATCTCTTAATGGCTTCCAGAAATACGGCGGCCCAGTTCAATGCAGGGGTATCGTTCGGGTCATCCATATTGAGTTCCGGCGTGAATTTGGTGGAGACGGAGACTTCATTCCCATTTTGGGTAATCTGGACGACAGCCGTCTGCTCATTGTCCTGAAAAGTGATTTTTACCTGATTGTTTTTCATAGCTAACTTATTTTGAGGTATTCAAATTCGTATTTTAATTACTTGGTTAATTTTTCATGAAGCACATCCATATCGTTTTTCCGTGTTTGGATGTCGGGTGTCCGAACAACGGTTTATAGGGGATGATGTCCAATATTTGCCGAACTTTTATCTGATCCTCGTTCCATTTGAATATCAGAATTCCTTCCGGCTTCAAGACCCGCATACATTCATCGAAAGCAGCACGTATATCCGTTTCCCAAGAAGGAAGAAGCATTCCGTATTTCTGAGCCAACCATGACGTGCCGCCTAATTTTCTGAGGTGCGGCGGATCCAATACAACCAGCCGGAACGATTCATCGTCGAAAGGCATAGCCCGAAAATCTCCGACTATGTCGGGATCCACCTTGATATGACGCCCATCACAAGCGATGAGTTCCTCGCGGCGAATATCCATAAACAGAGCTTCTGAACAACATTTGTCGAACCACATCATACGGGATCCGCAGCATGCATCGAGTATCTTTTTGTCTGTCTTCATACGTTCAACTTGTAACCGTTCGACACTACCCACTCAATCATATTGCACGCAGGAACTATTAATGTGTGATCTCCAAAAGATATGATGCTCCTTTTTGATACGCCAACCCGTTTGTAGAAAACTCGCCAATCTTCCCCTTTCGAATAAGAACTGCGTGTAATATACAAGCGGCCATACGTGATGCCCGCAGGCAACATTTCGAGCAAGTCCGTAACCGTGAAAGCAGGAATGCTTATCCCACTATCAATGTATTCTTTGCTGGCGGTATAATGGGGAAGTACTGACAAATGCCATTCGCCACTACATTGTGCCCACGCCATACTTGCCTTTTCGGCCGGAACGCCCAGTTCCAGCAGCCGCTTCGACTGCTCGATGCTTGTTACTTGATTTGTCATCCTTTATAGTTTTTGAATTCCACACTCTTGAAAATCGCCCGATGATTGCACCAGCGGGCCAACCGTTTCTGCTCATTTGTCGGCTCGACGTTATTATCGAAATCCCTGTATGGCTGGGCGAACGGGAGTACTCCCAATTTGCGCAAAGCATTGATTCGCTCCAATGCGTCATCGACATCTTGAATCAGGCAGTAGACAAAAATCCGATAAGGCTTAACACCTCGACGTCCCAATTCTTTCACACACTTGGCTACCGGTTCCATCTGTGACATCCGGTCACAGGCGAATCGTATCTGATTCATCCATTTCACGCGGGACAACAAGTCGAGGATGAAGGCGTCGTCGCAAGCCTGACGTGCATCCAGACCTTGATTGAAATCTACGGAGATACCCATACGGACGATCTCCTCGATCTGTTCCAACCCGAAGTCCGACGCCAGCACATTGTTGTCGAGCAGCACGGCGCGCCGTTTGTCGCCGATGAATTCACGAAGCGGCGATGCCGGACGGATCGAGCCCTCCTTATGCGGAACGATGCACCACGGGCAGCGGTTCACGCATCCCCGCGTCAGAAAGCCATAGGCTTCGTCCACTCCGTACAGCGAATAATCCGGACAGCAATGTTCGATCTCGTCGGGCAGCGTCGTCGTGTAGTCTTTATAGCCTGTGCCGGCACGTACGACCTCGCAAGGGTAATAATCCGGACAGTCGGGCGTGAAGGTGAAGACCTTCGACATGTATACCCGATCGTAATGCCCGAACATCGGGTCGGCGAACTCTACCATATCGCCCTGCGACTTATGCCACGCCGACAACTTCATCAACGCGAGATTCGGAAAATGATGCCCGTCGACATCTACGAGGCCTATTTTCTGCATCGTTCGTATTCATTTATCGTTTCGAATATCCGCAGCGCCACCTGCGGGACTATGGCATTGCCGTAGGCTTTGATCGTCCAGCCGGCCCACGCGGCCGCCAGGTCGAAGCCGCCGATGCCGCTGAATAGGGAGGCGTGCGTCATTGGTACTCCACCGCTGCTCTGCGATCGATGAAGAAATGAATACCCGGTGCGCATTCGCTCCACATGTTATCGTCGAAATCCGGAACTTCCACAGTAGCACCGACAGTGTAGACGAAG